AGTATCGCCTTGAACTTGAAGCCTCGCGCTTTGTAATCACCCACAAAGAACTTTCTGAAAGACGTATAAGTAGGCGATCCGCTGTTGGGGTCATCTTCTGTGGTCGCGATTTGAAGCTCGACATTAGTGTCATCGAATGCCTGAACATCGCCGTCAAAAGTGCCTGTACGGTCATCAAAGTTGCCTTGTGTGGAATCAAACAAGGTTAGATATTCAACCCGCTCAACCGTGATATTAGCCGTCACATGGCTGGTATAGACTGCGCCAAGGTCAACGGGAGAATCAAATTCATATGTCCCTGTACTTTGAACAGAGCCGCCACCGCCATCGAATAGCCCAACCGCGTCATCGAAATTCCCACTTGCACTGTCAAAATTTACAGTGGTGTCCATTATCAGAGCGTTATCAGTTGTGGCCACGCAATTTGTTTTTGCTCCTGAGAATGACGGGCTTTGTGTGGATGTTGTAACTGAATTGAAGCCTTTGATTTCTTCAATGATCGCAACAGATGATGTGGCGTTTTCGGATGCTAGACCTAGCTTATCAACCGACTTGATAAAATAGGTTCCCGTCATCGCGGGAACGACTGCCGTATTCGCTGGTCTTGATATCTTCTCTGCAAGGGTCACTGAGTTTGAATAGCTTGCGCCGCTGGTCGCTCTGGAGTGGCGAATGATATAATGAGAAAGATCGAGGTCTGTTGTGGGCGTCCAACTAAGCGCGGCCTCTGTTCCAATGATATTGACAGAGAAATCTGTGACATCTGCGGGGGGCGCGGTTTTACCCACAATCTGGTGTTGCACCGTTGCAAATGGTGATCTGACACCCAGAGCCGTGATCACCCGCGCACGGACATCATAAATAATCCCATCCTCGACATCGACCAATTCAAACTTGTTTGACGATGAGGTGCCTATGGAAATGAAATCTGTATCTGTTGATTTCTTAGCCTGCACCTCAAATTGCTGGGTAAACGTGTTTCCTGATGTGACGTTGGCAACCAAAACAGAAAGGGCTTTTTCGTTAAATATTTGTAGCTCATCAGATGCCACCACTGACGGAGCAGGAATATCAAACGGGTCTGGCAGATTGGTGTTGTCTTGCGCGAACACCGCCTCTTCCGCATTCCAGTCATATACGGCGCTGTTAGTTTCTCGCAACTGAAGCGATACCCCAACAGTCCCCGCATCCGCTTGTATGTCCCACTGCGCCACCTCAAATATCTTGTTTGTGAATCCAAATTTTGAATTGGTTATCTGAACCGTGTCGCCCACGTTTAACTGAAATGCTTTCAAGTTGAATGTTCCATTTAGAACAACTTGCTGGCGATTTCTGAAAAGGGCTATCTTGGCAAGCCTTTGCGCCATTGCGGCAGAGGTTGTATATGGCAGATTGAATTCTAGGAATTTCAATTGGTTATTGTCTTCTGCCAAGAATGTAGATGACTGAAAGGCTGGGTAATCTGCCGCCACATAGTCTGTAGTTGCAGGCGTGAACACACCTTTAACGGCGTTGAAATTATCGCGGATGCTTTGCTTGGTTTGCAGTTGCAGCCCAGCGATGGCGTCGCCTTCATCAAGTGTGATTGTTGGGCTTACATAGCCAGCGGCTTTCAGATTGAATTGACCATTGGTGTAAAAAAGAACGCCGCCACATGATGTCAGAATTTGCTCAATCGTTCGTTTTGCCTGTTCTGAAGATTCGATTGTCCCGTGAAATTCGTAGCGCTTTTCTGTGCCGCCAGCCGCCAGCGTTACGTTTTCGTCACATAGATTTGCAGCGGTTGTGAAACTTGTGTCATTGATCTCACCAGAAGACGCGCCGACTCCATATCTTGTATCCGTCAGATAATCTCTGATGCACAATGCGGCGTTTGCTGAAAACGCTGTGCCTGAATTTCTTGGATCAAATACCTTTTTGCCAGAAACCAAAGCCGTAATTGTCGGAATGCCATTCGGGAACGCATCTCTATCAAAATCTAATCTTGCGTAAAGATACGCCACGCCTCTCAAGCGATGTTCAGATGTCCACCCTGATTCACTCTCTGACACAAGATCGGTGTCGGCTATCTGATCATCTGTCCCTGAGTGGGTTTTTATCCTGACCAAACCAGCATATCGGCTTGGCGATGTGCAATTCCCATTCCCGTCAAGCGTCAATTGCACATCATTCAGTCTGATGGCTGATATGCTCTGAACCTCATGACTTGCAAGTGTGACAACCAAATGCAGATACCGATCCGAATTTGTTGATTCGATATGAGCTAAAAGACCAGATACCCTGACTGTGCCATAAACTGCCCTGCGCGGTTGCGTGGGCTGTTTGATCATCTGCCGTCTGTTTTGGCTCTGGCTTGTGAAACTTGAAAAGTCTGGCAATTCAGGGACGGGTGACAATGCAGACATTGCCGCCGTGCTTGCCGCATAAATGGCAAATTGAGCTACCTTTGAAAAACTTGAAAGAAAACCAGAAGGCCCAGCGACTGCTGTCATAATTGCCGCTGTGATCAGCGTTTCTGGTTTAGTTAAATTTTTAATGAAATCTTTAAAGAACCCCATTATGTTCCCCAAACAATTTCTTTATCTTGAAGCCCAGCAACGAAATCAAAACCCTTATCGTTTGGAAAATCAATCTTTTGATCTTCACTTGTGAATCTTCTCACCTTTGATTGTTCCAGATTTATAAGTTTGTTTTCTGCGGTCAGCCCTATGGTGCTGACATCTGCGTTCTCTTGGATAACCATAATATCAATGAACCCCTTAAACAGGGCATAGGGCGTCGATACCACTGCGCCGCCTGACATTGTGCCAAAATAAATGATGGCCTCACGGCCTTGATAATTCTCGTTGAGAGCTACCGATACAAGATCGGTTGGCACGCCAGAAAGAGATATCTTGACGCCATTGGCTTGCACGTTGGCAGTTTCGGAAACCGTATCAATTCCGATGAATGTGCCAGTGCCGATATATTCTTCTGAATTGATGGTGATGTTGCCTGTTCCTGTCCATGCCAGAACTGGATCACCTTCAAAATCTAACTTGAACGCCAAGAATGGTTGCAGCGTTGCGGCTTCCATTTGAGCAATCATGTTTGATGTGACATCTCTAGCCATCGCTCAACCTTCCTTGGCGTGAATCACCACGGGGTATTATCGTGCAAAAATTTTTTGTCTGCATCAGATAAAACGAAAGCGGTTTCGCCAGCCAGCTTTCGACGCAAGTATTCATCACGATGAACCTGTATGACTATTCTGACGTAATCTTTATGTTCATCAAACAGGTTTGCGTTCAATTGTTTATGAAGCGGCGCGAAAGAAAATACTGATGTCTCACATTCAGATTTCAAGCTCATGCTTGGCCTACCTAGTTAATATCAATGAAACCAGTGCTTGTCACACCAGATGGAACAGTGCCTATTGTAACCTCTTCACCTGAAAATGACCCAGTATTACTAGCGGCCAAGATATAGCTTTGAGCGCCACCTTGAAAACTCGTGTTCACACTAATTTCTGCTGAATTAATAGAAACTGCGTTGCCCGAACCTAAATCAATCTGAATGTACCAATCGCTTTGTGCTGAACCATATTGGCCCAAGTTCCACCAACCGTCATAAGTGATACCATTGAAACATTCCCAAGGCTCATAACTAGAACTGTAATAAGCTGTAGATGAAGCAACTAACGGACTTGGAGTTGTGTTTGAGGTCATGTTGACTGTCGGGTATTTTGTGCCGCTTTGGCTTAACCCTGTGTAAAGTTTAATCTCTCTCATGTAGGTAGAGGCAGTCGCCTCACCGCCGCCACTAAGTCGAAAATACCTACTTGCTGGGAATAAAGTTACATCATACGTATGGGTAGCAAACTCACTAGCTAAGTCTCCAAAATCTTGTGCTTGGACTCGCAAAACAAAGTTTGTTCCAACGGATGATTGTGTCCAGCTAAGTGTATTTCCATTTTTAGTGATATTAGCGTTTGATACAACAACCGTCCCTGACGAATTCTGAACTTCTGCATAGTACGCCACCGATGTGTAACTGCCCGATGATGCCGCGAGTGTGGCAGTTATAGGCCCAATATAAACACTTGAACCCATCGTTATAGTCGGCTCAACGGTTATGCCAAGGTTGGTATTCTGCCAAACCCCAGCCGTTGAGTTATATTTCAGAAGATCATTATTCTGAATTGATGATATCGTAACATCACTTA